TCATAGTTTTTTTCATAAATTCCGTTTATAATATCATTATAGGTTAACGAATCAGTTGATTGAAAATTAGAAAATTTGTATATAGAATCTTGATCATCAATAGAGTCAACATCTCCATAATACTGATAAATTTTATTCTCTTTAAAATTTAATCCCGACTCTAAAAGGTCTACCTCGTAATTATTGTTTAAATTTCTTTTAACCTGAAAACTTATGGAATTATTCTTGGACTCGTTTGCATTGTAAACATAAGCCGAATAATAATCTAAGTTTGATTGAGTTGAACTACATAATATATCAAGTTCAAAGATTTTATTTGAAACTATATCCACATCAATAGAAATTTTGTAATTTAGTAAAGTTGGGTAATTAAATCTATCGATTGTTTTGTGGTGTAAGGAATATGAATACATTCCTGATATATCGTATTGACCTTTATATGCAAGTTGTGAGGAATTTATCACACGGAACGAGTCATACGGTATTGTGTCTGTTCCGTATTTTACACTATCAAATGACTTCTTTTTGATTTCAGTTGGTATTTTTACTAAATTATATGAAGAAAATTCTTTTGAAACAAGTTCTTTAGTATTATTAGATAATGAAGTAAAGTTAGTATCATTATCAGATACAATCTCGTTTATATCCAATATTGTTTTATTATCTTCATCGAAAGGATTCCTCCAAGGATTTTTACAGTCATAAAACTTTTCACCATTTAGTGATCCTATTATTCTAAATTCATAGTCAGATGAACCAACTGTTCCGTTCTTTAAAACACCTGTAAACTTTCCATCCAAAAACAAATGTCTTTGTTTTTTTATTTTAGGAAAAACATAATCTTCCACTTCATAAAAACCCGAAGAGGGTTGTACTATTATATTGCCTTCAATTTCGGTATATTCTTTAAACTTACCAGAAAAACTTCCGTATATCTCACAATTTACCTTACCCACAACCCTACCTTCGTCATTTGGTGCACCGTAAGTATCTATAAACAACATTCTATCGTTACCAATAATTGTTTTTGGTAATTGTCCAGAAGAGACTATTGAATCACTACCACGGGATCCTGCAAACTCATCGGGAAAATATGCAGTTTTTTGATTTTTATTTCCAGAGAATTCGCATGGGTATTTGGAATCACGACAATTAAAATTATTAGAGCATACCCAAAATAAATTATCAGTAGGAGTGAGTAGTCCAAGTTCTTCTTTATATAATAAAGGATTTTTATTTATTAACACCCACTTATTCTTTATATTACTAAAATATATAAACCAGGTAAAAGATTTATTTGTAAATGCTTGGTAAGAATTAACACTTCCGTATATATTGTATTGACCGTTTGCCAAGCAAAAGTAATTAACTAAAGTTTCACCGATTTTAAAGTCTGTTATTGAAATAATAATATCAAGGGCATATTTTTCATCGTCTGTGTCAAGATTTAAAAAAGTATTTTTGTAACTTAAATTTTGATTATATTCTTCTACTTTATATAAATTGCCATTATCATGGAAAACTCCATATTTTGAATAAACATAATAAAGTTTTTCGTCTAATATACTTCCTATACTATTACCAGTAAAGTTATATTTTTCTGTTAAGTTATTTTCTAAATGAGTGTGTTGTATTCTTGGAATGATTGAGTTGAAACAAATAACCGAATCTGATTGATTTGCTTTTATTCCTCCTTGTAGATTAGAAAATTTAGCAATGTTTTTATTTCTATCCCACCCTTTGAAATTCAAACTTTCAAGTCTAACTATTTTATCATCTTCTACTTTATTTATTTCTGATAAACCCACTTCATCATTTGCAATTACAATTTCTTCATCTGTTTTCCTTTTTAGTTCAGATGTAAGTTTAGTATTTATTCGTATACTTTTAAGTTTATTTCTTTCGAGAAGAGATTGTTCTACAAGTAAACCAGAAATTAGTCTTGTTCTTGCCGGTACAATTTTCTCCACGTTTTCAAACAAAGAAGAATCTACATAAGATTTAATAAGATTTAAGTAATAAGACCAGTCAATTTTACCAAAACCTTCTTTAAAAAATACTTTTCTAAAAGCTGTGAATCTTTTATATTCACTCTCATATAAATCAGAAGGGTCACCTATATAATCTGCTAATTGGAAGTTTCCAAAAAATCTAATAATCTCCGTATTTATTAAATCCGTTGGACTAAAGTATACACCGAGTGTATTTGTATCAACTGCCTTTCTGTCGAGAGACTTTTCTGTTGATCGTCTAACCGGAGATAAGGGTCCTACTATTTTTTGTGATTCAACTCTTATTTTATTATTATTAAATGTTTGAGAACCAAACCTCGGTAATTTAGCATAGTGTCTTTTATTTTCACCTGAAAAATTATATGGAAATTCTTTTTTTGTAAAATTGTGACATTTAATATACAAAGGGACATCTTCTCTAAAAACATTATTCTCAAGTTGTCCGTATGATTCACCAAAATTTCCTTCAAGGTCTAGTGGGTAATCAAAGTTTACTTTTACTATCAAGGAGTCACGTAATGCCGATGGTTCGTCAATATCATATCCATGACTATACAATATGTGATTTAGAAATCTAGATTCTTCAATCGGTTGATCGTATATTCTTATTTTATCAACACACCCTCTAAAATTACTACTAATATTGTTACCAAAAAATAACTCATCCTGTTTCGTAAATTGATCAGATAACTCGGAGTTTAATGGTATAATCTTATTAATTTTAAGAACTTCTTCACCATCAGCCACTTTTTTTATATTAATATCCAAAAAACTTTCATTCTTATTTTCATTTTCAATTTTATTTACAAGAAAATGATAAAAACCTGAATTGTTTATTAATAATGGATTTTCATTGTTTTCGTCTTTTATATAGGTTTTTTCATTATTTAGCATTATATAAAAGTACCCAAAGCATTCTTCACCACGTCGTATTGCAACATCAGCACCTATTATCCAACCGTTTTTTTGCAAGGAATCTGTGTTGCAGAAATTTATATCTAACGATTCTTCACTTAAAAAGCATTGGTTATCAATAATATCACCAACCAATAATATGTCTTTGTATGATCCTCTCTCTGGTATATAATTTAGTTTACTTGGAACACCAATACCGGTTAATGTAATGTGACCAAGCATTGTGCCTCCTGGACCAAATACATCAACTGCATATGGTTCTCTGGACACAACATTCTCTCTTTTGAAATAAATATTACCCAAATATATCCAATTAGATGATGTTATACCCACATCACCATCAACAATACCCGTTTCATTTGAAACTTTGTATTCAATCAAAGAATCATCACTTATAAACGATTTACTTGAGTATGTTCCGTCAATTTTGACCGAAAATTCAAGTGAAGTCGATTTGTAAGAGTCTGAATACCAAGGTATGCTTAAAAACTGATTATCTTTATCAAATTCTAGATAATAATTAAATGTATCAAATGAAAAAACAGAATCTTCATCTGAGTCAGTTGTATACTTGACCCCACCAAACTCTTTTACTTTAAAAAGATAATCAGGTACACCATAACATCGTAACAGAGCATTTAGTGATTTTTCTGTACCAGATGACTTTAAAATATGAGGTAAGTTGTTTAATATCCTTCGATATATTATTTCTTTTCTACGGGATAAAGATATAAATTCACTTGGATAAGAAGGTGTTTGGTCTTCTCCATTTGTGTCATTGCCAGCAAATGTAATTCCAAGTGAGTCAAGTAAAAATGTAACAAGTTGATTTGGTATTCCCTTTGTTTCATCATTTCTTGGAATTAGGTTTGCTCCCATGTTTTCTATGTAGATATATAAAATATCAAAATGATTACCTATTAAATTTAGAAATTCAATAAAGTCTTGATTGGATTCATCTCTTATCAAAAATTCAGGTATGTTATTTTTTAAATTATCATCATTTTTTTTATCGTAAAGAGTTGCTTTTTCGGAAATGTCCATATACCAAAAATACGAATCTTGTTGATTAAATTCGGATACTTTTTTTGGCATATATATAGGTGCTTCATACTTTTTATTTTCGTTCTCAAGTACAAGTTCTTTTTTAAATTGCATTTTTAAATTTATATCAAATCCATTACTGTTTTCATTGTTTGTTATTATCTTTTTATTTAGAAAAGAATTTCCAATTATCAAAAACTTATCTTTTTTTTGATTTTTTGTGTTTGTTAAGATATAGTTTTCATTATCATAATAAATGTAAAACAAACCAGCCTGATGTTCAAATGTTGGGTGTTCATTAAATAATCCAATTTCATAATATACTCCTTCAAACCCATTTAAAAAAGTATTATCTTTTTTTTCAGACAAATAAACTTGAATATTTTTAGTGCGAGGCCAAGCATAATCAGAATCTACTTTAAATAAGTACGCATCATAATCTGTAAAATTAACAATTATATCTGTGATCTTTTTATCAACTTCTGAAATATCAAAGTTGTTTAAAATATCAATAGAATCATTTCTTATTTTGTCACTTATAATACCTTTTTCGTTTCTTGAATTTATAGTAAAGATTTTATTTTGTAATTCTACTTTAGCCCAATATAATGCCGAAATTTTTCCCATTTTTACCAGAAACGCATCAATTTTTTTCTTGGCAGAGGAAAATTTTACAAACTTAGAAAAATCACTATAATCAACCTTTACAGGTATATTGTTTGAAATTTTATTAAAGTATTTAACTATGCTATTTGTAAGTTGATCAGTTTTTTCTAAATCTTCTGCTGTATATTTTTTTGTTCCTGATTTTGATATATAATTTTCAGTTAGTGGTCCTCTTAGTTTATATGTTAGAGATACTTGAGGTTCTGTAAAAATCGCATTTTCTATAATATCGTCCGAGATACTTCTGTATATTTTAAATTTTTGACCCACCGATACATTTGGAGGCAACGGTTTTGATAGTTTTAATATAATAGATTCATGTTTTATCGGGTCACTTATAATTTGAGAAAATCTTTCATACTTTAAAATATGAAATTGCTCTTCTGTGTTCAAGTCAAACAATCCAAGAAAATACGAATCAAATATATCATAAAACATTTCATCTAACAATTGAGTATTAAATAGATAGAATAGAATTGAATTAAAAAATAATGAAACATCCTCATTCTCAATAAACGAACTTATGCGGTATTCTTCACTTATTACGAATTGAATACAACGATTGTACTCTGCTATAAATTGATTCTTGGAAAACGCATTGTTATAGTTTACAAGTAAAATATTGTTATATAATTCTGATATTTTCTCTTGCAAATCACCTATAATACCAAACAATGTATTAAAATTGGATGGACTATTATTCTCGTAATTTTGTCCTAATATTTTTTTGAATACAACTTTTATTATTTCTTCATAATCATCAAATAAACTTTTGACATCTTGATTAAAATCTAAATTAGTATTACCAAATAATCTTGAAATATTTTGTGTATGCAATTTATTTATTTTTTTAAAATTATGGGCAATGATTATTTGACGACTTATAAAATGCTGGTAGTCATTATTAATTGCAACATCGTTTGCTCTAATAGAGTTTTTTAAACATTCCGGTTGTACTTTTATTTCTGTGCGGGATGCCGACACCTCTGCGATTACAAGACTACTTGATAATTCATCGTAAGAGCCAATTACATCACTTCTAAAAGAAAAAACTAATTTATATGATCCCGGAGATAAATTTAATTTTTCTAATTCAGTTGTTGGGGATACTATAATATTTTCATCAATTTGTGGAAATATATTATCAAGAATCTTTACCGTACCACTGCGTGTTTCCTTATTGTAGTCTGTGAAGTAATAGTTTTTAATATCATAAGTTGGTGTAGTTTCAACAAATGTAGTGCCGAGTAAATTTTCACCTGAGTAATCGTATATATGTACTTTTATATAATCTCTTAGAGAATTACCTACAACTGCTTTTTCTGTGTCGTCCGAGTAAATTGTATCAAATTGATCGGCGTCAACTGGGTACCCACGTGAAAAATCATCATCGTTAGTTACATTATCAATGTGTTTTATGTATTGTGGCATGATTTAATTATGATGAAAATGGAAACGTTTCGATGTCTGGTTCCTCGTTCTTTTGTTGTTCTGTAAGTGGTAGAAAAGGAAACACATCACTAAAATCATTTGGTGAATTTCCCTCACCAGCAGATATTCTCTGACTAATAATAATATCCCGTGATGCTCTATAGGTTTCATTTGCATCCTCTGTAAATTTAACCGATTTTTGCATTTCCTCGTCAAGTCTTTCCGAGAGTTCATCTATCTGAGCCTGTAAAAGTTTTTGTTCATCTAGTTCCTCGTCAACTTCTTCCAGTAAAGTTATATCCTCTGTTGTAGTAATACCAGAATCTAAATCAGGATTATCCACGATTGTTTGAAATTCACTAATTGATGTGTCGTAAAATGTTTCTACTTGTTCTTTTATTAATTTTTTTTTACCAATAGGAACTGTTAAAATATAGTCACTTATCAACGAATCTTCGGATATTTCTTCAGTTTTGAGAATGATATTTCCAAAATTGTCACGATTGTTATTAAGTTTTCCGGTACTTAATAAATCAGAAAGTTGTTCTTGGTTAAATTTGTTTTTGGATAGATACGATGGAAAGTTATTCATATTACTAGACCCTTACAATAAATCTTCGTTTATCTTCGTGTAAAAAATCGCCATACTCAGACTCAATTAGAATTAAGAACTTATATACTCTACCAGTCGCAAGGCAACTAAAGTCAAAATTAAAAAAATGTCCTTCTGAATCACAACTGATTTTAGAATACTCATCAAATTCAATTAGTGTTTCTTCTGTTTCTGCATCTCTAACTGAATACTTTAGTGTGTCAGTTGTAAAATTACTTGACGAATAATCTGATTTGCTTGAAAATGATTTTTGTGGATATTTTTCACGCAACCCCACAGAAATTCTTTCTCTAGAAAAAGATCTATATTCTTTTTTAAGTCTTTTTATGGTTGGTATTAGGTCCGACCCGTAAACCTGCTTTAGTGTGTTTGGATGAGTTATCGATTCGATTTCATAGTCCGTTGGAGAATTACTTATATTTTCATCTAAATGACACTCCGTGAAAATAAGATTTTCCATATCATAACCGAGTTCTTCTTTTTTTACACTATCTTCGTTGAAAATTGTATTTTCAACAAATTCATCAGTTTCTTCAACGGTTCCTGAATTGTATGAACCTGACTCTAATACACCTGAGTCAATTGTACCTGAGTAAAGTGTTCCGGAGCACAATGTACCCGAGTTTATGGTTCCTGAGCAAATTGTACCAGACGAAAAGGTTGGAGTGGGGGTTGGGGTTGGTTCTTTGGTACAAATTATTTTTTTAAAGGTAACTTGTTTACATGGATCAAAAATAAAATCAGTGTACTTAATTTGAATGAAAGGTGAATAAATTGTATTTGTATCACTTGAATAAAATTTTACATTTCCACTTCCCGAGGTTGATTCATTTTCAAATTTTATTATGATTCCGTGGTTTGGTATATTGCCCTCTAAATAGAAATTTATTATTTTGGTAATGTCAATCTTTACATCCGAGAAATTTTTCTGAAATTGGTAAAGGCAATTAATTTTTGTCGGTTCTCCGTCTGTATCAACACATATAGTTGAGTCGTACCAATCACCCCCACCAGATGAATCGTAATGAGACCCACTTACCCACATTTCTTCTTCCCCATCTGTGTATTTCCAGTTTGCACCTTTGCTATATTTTTTTGCATCGGATGAAGGTATAAATCTACCTACACCCTCCACCCATGATTTTTTAAGAGGGTATGCTGATATTATGTCGTGTTCTTCTAATTCGGATGAAGACATTATTTTTAAATTTAAAATATATTTTGCACTTTTTAAATTAAAATCTTGTTTAGTAATGTTCTCTAAATTAAACTTTAATAAAATTCTACTTACATCATGACCAGTTGCTTCGTCAAACAGATTTGTAAGTTCAATTACTTCGTCAATACCAGAATTTAATAGTCTAAGTTTTTTTTGCTTATATATTGTAGTATCTTTTTCTGGATAAATAAAAAAATTCACTAAACTACCCTCCCTATTATATCTTTATTTGGATATTTTAATTCAAAAATAGATGGGTCCATTGATGGATACAATGTCTTATTTATAGTAGCACCGTCTATATCATATTCGTTTTCAGAATAGTCTCCATCCTTGATAGTCAAGTTTTTAATCAGAAATGAAGAAATAGAACGGACTCCATTTACTTTTGATATCTCTAGCTCAACACTTCCAATTTCAATTGGTTGAGATATTTGCCATCTGTCAATTGAAAAATAACTTTGTAAAGATTCGATAGTTTCTTTTAACACATCCTTCTTATTAAAATTATTTAAAACAGAAATCTCAAACTCAATGCCAATATTTATGATAAAGGCATTAGTGATGTTGACACCGTCTGTTAATAACCTATATTGTGATATGTAAGATTTTAAATTTTTATAGACCAACTCATTTGGTCTTATGAGTTTTTTATTTTCGTCATAACTAAGTATGTATAAATTTATAGCAAACGGATTGTTAATTTCACCATAAACTGAATTTAATCCGTCAGGAGAAATAGTATTATCTATTTCATTTGTCATTTTAATTACATCAAGTTGTGATTTTACATCCAAAATTCCATCTTTAGTTACAAATGCCTTTGCTATACTTCCATACTTTGACGGCATTGAATATGCTCTAATTACATAATCATCACGTGTAACTGCACGATTTTGTGAAGAAAATGTTGCCAAACCTTTTATTCTTATTTCATCAGTTGTTTCTTCATCTCTACCACCCAGTGCTGGATCTGGATTTACAACTTGCAAACTATTTTTAATATTATCTAAGATTGCTTGTTCCGAGTCGTTAAGGAATGTATCCATATCTGAATATCTTACTGTGGATATATTTGTCAATGTATTTGATTTTACATTAGAACTAAACCCACCACCTACGTAATATTGTATTGTTAATACAGTATTTGACGGAGTAGACCCATATGAGTCTGTTTTTAAGAAATTAGATGGATCATATGGGATATCAAATCCTCTTATTGTATCAATATATTTTCCTACATTATTTAATGATGGAGAAATTATTTCATCGTCCAATCTATCCCGTCCCTGTCCAAATTCAAGAGTGGTTGTATTGTCAGAATTTACTAGCAATGTAAACCTCCTTGATGTTTTTACATATCTCAATACATATGGTACATTTGCGGAATATTGACTTGTTATTGGATTGTATTTTTCAGAATTTGGTTCGTCAATTAAAACTAAGTCTTGTGATAAATAAGGCACTTCGTACCATTTATTGCCCATTGAGTCCGTGCATGATAATATTTCTAAAACATTTTTTTCAGGTAGTTCTATTTCAAAAAACTCTTCAGCCTCACCGACACTTACTTCAATTGTCATTAATTGTCCTGCTGATGCACTTACTGATTTTTTTAACAAATAAAAAGTGGGTTGGCCGTTTGCATCTCGTTGAAATACTTGTATTTTAGTTGGATTTGTTGTTGATTTGTCTGCAAAGTTTATTGTGTCTGTTGTTCTAAAGGCAACATTGGAATCGGAGTTTGATAGAATTTGCATCCCCTCTTGTATGTTAAGGGCATATTTCATATCAGGTACATTTCTACCAGACTCATCTATCTTTGACGGAACTAAATGCATTATATCAAGTTGTGTGGTTGCGGATGTAACCGGTTTTGTTTTGTATCCTAAATAATTTGCAAGTGCAACTACATTTTTTCTCTCACTTGCATATTGCATAAATCCTTCTTTAAATTGATAATCAATGTAGTAAGATAATACATCTCCAACATAACTGGCCAGTTCAATAAACATCATTCCAGTAGAATTTTCACTGAAATCCTTGTATGTACCTGGAAAGTAATTTTTTACGTATTCAACTAAATTGGATTTGAATGAATCAAAATCTTTACTTAGATAATTAATATCTCTTGCATTTGTTAAATTATTATCCATTTCTACACTTCCACGATAATGTTAATTGTTTGTTCTGAGTCTGGTATTATGCTTATTGAAAAAGTTATTTCTATTGATGCGGTATATGGATTATTTTCCAAGTCTCTATCGGTTTTTACATTCTCTATGATAACTTCCGGCATCCATATTTCAGAAGCATCTTTTATTGCATCTTCTATAATTTCATCTAAAAAATCTTCTGTATTGGGACTAAATATAATTGATCTAAGGTCACTGCCATATGTAGG